ACTATAGATATAATACGCACGTAAAATATGCGCATATACGCACATATACACGTATATATATATATAGTGAAAAAAATATTGTTGCCATTGTTGCCATTAACCATTGAGGTCTTTGAATATTATGCAACAAAAAGAAAAGGAAATCGAAAAACGGCTGACCGATGTCGTAAGAGATAAAGGCGGGCTGTGTTTGAAACTGGCAAGCCCGGGCCGGATCGGAGTGCCGGACAGAATCATTATATTTCCGAACGGCGTGGTGGGCTTCGCGGAACTGAAACGCCCGGGAGAGGTTCCCAGACCTTTACAGAAGTATTGGCTGGAACTGTTTCGGAAGTTTGGACTGCCCGCGGAAGCCTTAGACAGTAAGACCGCCGCAGCGGAATTCGCCCTGCGGCTGAAGCTGGAGTCACTGAGGAGGGAAAGATGAGATTTACACCACATCGGTATCAGCAATACGCTGTCGACCGGATTCTGACGGAACCGAATATCGGCCTGTTCCTGGACATGGGATTAGGCAAGACGGTAATCACCCTGACCGCTATCCGGGACCTGATGTTTGACAGCTATGAAGTCGGGAAAGTGCTTGTCATCGCGCCGAAATCAGTGGCGGAAAGTACCTGGACGGCTGAGGCTTCCAAATGGGAGCACCTGAAGGACCTTAGGGTAAGTAAAGTTTTGGGTTCCAGCACGGAACGGCTGGCGGCCCTGCGCCGGAATGCGGATATCTATGTGATCAACCGGGAAAACGTGGTGTGGCTGTATGACCATCTGGGGGATGCACCAAATTTTGACATGTGTGTCGTGGATGAGAGCAGCAGCTTTAAGAATCACCAGGCGAAACGGTTCCGGGCGCTGCGGAAGATGCGGCCTATGTTTGACCGGATGGTTTTACTGACCGGGACACCGACGGCCAACGGTCTGATGGACCTGTGGGCGCAGATGTACCTGCTGGATCAGGGCAAACGCCTGGGACGAACCATAACCATTTACCGGCAGCGCTGGTTCCGGCCGGATAAGACCAACGGCATGATCGTGTACAGCTATAAGTTGCAGGCCGGAGCAGAAGAGGAAATCACTGATGCCATATCTGACATCACATTTTCCCTGAAAGCGGAAGACTACATTAGTCTGCCGGAAAGGGTGGACAACGTGATCCGGGTGGAGATGCCGGCAAAAGCAAAAGCGCAGTACAAGAAGATGGAAAAGGATTATATCCTGGCATTTCCGGACGATACCCAGATTGTGGCGAACGACGCGGCAGGGTTATCCAACAAACTGCTGCAGCTGGCCAACGGGTTCGCTTATGACCCGGACAAAAATGCCATAGAGATCCACCGGGCGAAACTGGACGCGCTGGCGGATATCGTGGATACGGCGCCGGGTCCGGTACTGGTATTCTATGAATTTATCCACGACCGGGAGCAGCTGCTGCAGCTTCCGGGTGCGAAGCAGCTCCAGTCGGATCAGGACGTGAAGGACTGGAACGCGGGTAAGATCAAAGTGCTTCTGGCCCATCCGGCTTCCGCCGGTTACGGCCTGAACCTGCAGGCCGGGGGCAGCACGATTGTGTGGTATGGGATGCCATGGAGCCTGGAACTGTATCAGCAGGCCAATGCCCGACTGCACCGGCAGGGACAGAAACGGACGGTTGTGATCCACCATCTGGTGACCGCCGATACCATGGACGAGTCTGTTCTGGCCGCGCTGCAGAAAAAGCGAAAAGGGCAGGACGCCATGCTGGAAGCTGTGAAAGCGAAACTGGAGGAATACAAAAATGTATAAATTGGTGATCACATCCGGGAAGGGACCCAGCCGGAAGGTAGAGTCCAAAAGCTACTGGATGACGCAGATGGGTTTGCACGAGGCTTATGACGATTATGAGGAAGCACTGCATCGGCAGGATGTTATGGAACTGCATCTGTGGAGGCAGGATATACACGGTACCTATGAGCTGAGGAAGTGGGTGAGGGAATGAAATATCTGATTTTGCTGGCTGTGTTTTGGCAGGTGTTAAACTGCAGCGCCTACTGTCATACGGGTAATCCGACCGCGTCAGGCGTAATGCCGGAAGTTGGTATGGCCGCGGCGGATCATTTACCGTTTGGCGCAAAAGTTACGCTGCCGGATGGCCGGATCCTGACGATAACGGACCGGTTTGGCGGCGGCTACCGGGACAGGCTGGATATTTTTATGGGCAGTGAGGCCGAGTGTTGGAAGTTTGGGAGGAGGTGGCTTAAATGTCGGATAGAGACACCAAATTAAAACCATGCCCATTCTGTGGGGGAGAAGCAGAAGTTTGGGTTTCTGATGTTACGGATAGAGCAGTAATATATTGCAAAGGTTGCGATGCACAAATACAAATAAAACCAAACGAGGAAGAAGCAATCGAAGCATGGAATCACAGAGTCGGCGAAAAGTCAGCGGAAAATCAGCGTAATGGGCATGAGAAAGACGACGAATACTGGGCAGAAGAAGCGATGTTTGACAGTTTTTGGGGCGGAATAGACCAAAGTTGAGGTGGAAGAAATGAGAAAACCATACTGGGTAGCGTACATAATACAGGCCTTAATTTTTTGTATGTTGGCGTATGGAATCGGCACTCATGTTAAAAATGGTGATATTCCCATTTGGGCTGCAATTATCATTGCCATTTTGATTGTTAAGTGAGGTGGAAAAATGATGGACTACATTGACGAGATTAGCGAAAAGTATGCGAGAAACGAAATCCTGCAGAAAAAAGCCAGGGAAAACGGCTCGCATTATAAAGTGTTCGACTGGGACAAGGCGGCACGAATCATCAAGGAACGGAATCCGCAAAGAGCAGCGGCCGGGCTCAGAGAAGACTGGTTCTGGACGGGCGGCACTATTTGGAGAGACGGGAAAATCTGTACTGACGAACCGCCCTATCTGATGTCTTTCTGGGCGACGCCGATTATCATTTTGGAATTCGAATACGGCGAAGAAGAAATCGAATGTTGGCTTCCTGCCGAAGAAACCGAATGGGACGAAAACACTCATTGGCCAGAAAGTGCGAGGAAGATACTGTTCCCTAACGAGTAGCTTTCGAGTAAGTTACGAGTAAATAACGAGTAGATTTGCGGGTTGTGAGGTGGACATGAAAAAGAAAAAGCTGAAAAAGAAAATAAAACGGCTGCGGAAAAAGCTTGACTGGTATCATAAGCGGCTGATGAGCAATATCCTGTCTACTACAATGAAGGAGATGACGCATAGATGATTGATATGGAAAAGCTGAAGAAGATGCTGTTTATCGACATGCGACACTGGTCCGTTGAGGCACTTCGGGAAGCGAACAGATATGTTAATGATAAGTGCCTGAACGTGTACGATGCGGATGAGTTTCGCTGGTGGTGGGATCTAAGGAAGGAAATCCGGGAACAGCTGGACGCGAAGGAGGCACGGAATGACCATTGTTGAATTGTTTCATTTCCTGGGCGGGCTAAGTTTTGGGCTTCTGGTCGGATTGGTCCTGGGTATGTTTGTGGGTACGAGGGATTGCAGATGAATCATAGACAGATCCTGTTTTTATTGCTGGCGTTTAATTTCGCCTTTTGGGTGGTAGTTGGTTATATATGTTATCTATTGTTGAGGTGATGCAATATGCGATATTCAAGAATGCGCCAGCTGGCGGAGATGACTCTTCCGGAGCTGCGCCAGGTATTGATCAATGATCTGCAGATGATTCCGACGGCGCGGGTACGGCGTATCCTGCGCAGCTATCTGTTTTGCAAATACCGGATAGACAGTAACATCGAACATCTGCAGCAGCTGCGCAGCCAGGCGCAACGAATCACGGCAACGTATAAGGCGGTTCCCGGAGGCGGCGGGTATGGTTCCGGGAAGACAGAGGTTATCGCCCAGATCGTCCAGCTGGAGGCCCAGGTGATGGTAGAATCCGAACGCCTGCAGGGAGAGCTTACCCGTGTCCAATTTATGATTGACAGCCTGGAAAATTTTCAGGAACGGATTGTGCTGCAATACAAATACGTGAACGGCTGGACCTTTGAGCGGATCGCCACGAAGATGCGGTATGATGTGCGGCATGTGAAACGTCTTCACAAGAATGCTTTGAAAAAATTGGTACCTCTGGAACAAAAGATGTCCTTGAATGTCACCCTTGCACCTGTGGTAATATAAACTGACGGGAGATTTGAGAAAGGAAGATTGCCACCTCCTTATGCATATGGGCAAGAAGAGGCTGTATTGGTTCGCAGGGGACCGGTACGGCTTTTTCTTTGCCCAGTTGCTGCCCCCGGTGTCTCAAGGTACTGTCAAGCCAGAAAAGCCGGGCGGGTCCGAGGCCCCAAAAATTGTCCGGATAAAATTTGAAAAAAGGGGTTAAAAATCTACAATGCCTAAGAAAGCAGAAACGATTGAAACCTCTGCCGGTAAAGCTGATGTATGGTGGATAAAAAGTACGCCGGAAACATGTGCTTTTTTTGGTGTGTCCCACGTCACTTTACAGACCTGGGTAAAAGCGGGAGCTCCTAAGGTTGGTAGAGGCAAATGGGACGTTAAGGCCCTGATGGAATGGAAATATAAAAGTAATGAATCCGCGGAGAAGAGAAGGTTGGCTGCGGAAGCTACCCTGAAGGAAGCCAAGTCGGAAATGGAACTGATAAGGCTGGAGATCACCAAGGGTAATTATGTAGAGACGGCTTCCGTAACCGCTCAGCTTCGCCGGACATTTTCCAGTATAAAGAAGACGCTGCTGTCGGCAGGCCACCGGGTGGCCACCGAACTGAATGTGATTGATCCGGAGGCTGCGCTTAAAGCAAATAAGGTGGTCGACGATGTGATTTATCAGGCGTTAACGGAACTGGCAGAAGGGAAGAACATCAAATGAGCGCTCCGAAATATATACAGGATGCTCTGCGCGTGTTCCAGCCTCCCAAAAAGATTTCCGTATCTGAGTGGGCTGACAATTACCGTGTGCTGGGTGAGAAGGACTCAGCAGAACCGGGCAAATGGAAGACGGTCAGGACTCCGTATCTCCGGGAGGTCATGGATGCATTCAACCGGCCGGGGATTCAGGATATCACGTTCTGCGCCGGCAGCCAGGTAGGCAAGACAGCCATGGAACAAAACATGCTGGGTTTTGCCATTGACCAGGACCCGGGGCCATGCCTGATTGTTTATCCGTCGGACAAGCTGGCGGAGTTCACCAGCGAGAACCGGATCAAGCCCATGCTGCGGCTGACGCCAACACTGGCAGAAAAGTTTGATGAGGAAAAATCTCAGAAGCTGGAGCTGCAGTTCTCCAATATGTATGTCGCGCTGATCGGCGCGAACTCACCGGCAAATCTTTCCAGCAGACCCGTCAGATATGTGTTTTTTGATGAAGTGGACAAGTTCCCCAGATGGTCTGGCAACGAAGCCAGCCCGATCGCACTTGCTGAGGAACGTACCAAAACCTTCTGGAACAAAAAGGTTGTTAAAGTGTCCACGCCCACATTGAAATCGGGGAACATATGGCAAAGCTGGGTGAACGCAGATGCACAATATAGATATTACGTGTCGTGCCCGTTCTGTGGGCAGTGGATGCCTTTAGAGTTTCCGCAGATAAAGTGGCCTGCCAATGCTACCGCGCAGGAAGCGAGATACGCGGCATATTATGAGTGTCCTAACTGTCACGAACGGATAGACGACGCGCATAAGATTGATATGATCCGCCATGGTGAGTGGCGCATCATCAACAACCCCAAAGGCCGGATCCGTTCCGTCGGGTATCACTTATCCTCCTTGTATTCTCCCTGGGTAACCTGGGGCGATATCGCCGGCAAGTTCTTATCCTCTAAGGATAAGCCGGAAGAGCTGATGAACTTCATCAATTCCTGGCTGGCGGAACCGTGGGTAAGTAAAGCCGACCGGCTCCGCTCCGATGTGGTCATGGAAAAGCAGCTGGATTATACACGCGGTGTTATTCCGGAGAAAGCCCGGATCGTCACCATGGGTGTCGACGTTCAGCTGGACCATTTCTGGTGGGGCGTTCGTGCGTGGGGCGCCGGTATGACTTCCTGGCTGGTTGACTACGGCCGCGCGGAAACGTGGGAAGACATTGAAAAGTTCCTGATCAGAGACTGGCCGGACAGTAACGGTGAAGTACGGAATATTAACCTGTGCTGCATCGACTCCGGTTACCGGTCGGAAGAAGTGTATTTCTTCTGCGCCCAGCATCCGGGACAGACCGTTCCGACTAAGGGCAGCAGCCGGCCTCTGACAACCAGATTTAATATATCGAGATTGGAAAAAGGATTCGGATCCATGATGGGCCTGAATCTTTTTGTTTTTGATACAGACCAGTTCAAGGACTTTATCGCGGGCCGGTTATCTATTAAAGCAGGCGCGCCCGGGTCCTGGAACGTGTATAACGGTATCGACAGACGGTACTGTGATATGGTCTGCGCGGAACAGAAGGTCGAGCACCAGGATAAAAAGGGGAGGATTACCTTCTCCTGGGAAAAGATCAGCAGCCACGCAGCCAACCATATGCTGGACGTCGAGACCAACAATGCTTTGGCAGCTGAGTACCTGGGTGTGCGATATATCCAGGAGGATGATGAGGCCGACCATGAATCTGCTCCGGCTGAGGATAAAGAAAACGATTATCTTTCCGGAGCTGGTGATAATTGGAATTTGGATATGTAAAGGAGGTGAAATTGTGGCAGCAACAGAGGTTTTAACGCTAAGAGAAGAACTGATCAACGTACAGCAGGCGATTGTGGCTATTGAAAGAGGCGCTCAGGAATACACTATCGACGACAGCAAAAAGATTGTCAGGGCAGACCTTGCGACTTTGTACGCCCGGGAAAAGTATTTGCTGGCAGCCATCGCGGAAGAAGAAGCCGGGGATGAATACCACGGTCTCGATGTCACCTTTGCAGCCACAGGGACATTATGAGCAATCTGTTGGACAAAATCATTGAGTATTTTTCGCCGGCAACTGCCGTTGAAAGGGAAACCATGAGGCAACAG